GTGGAAAGCAAGGGTGCTGGGTATAGACAAGCGCGATATTATATAATGATAAATACTGAGAAAAAATTTTTATTCATAAGGATCCCCAAAACAGCAAGTAGCACATTGAGGGCGGCGTTAACAGACCAAAACTTCTCTGCTGTCGATCAGCGCAAAATAAATATAACGTTTTCCGCTACGGGAAAACAGAAAGAAAGACTAGGGCGGAATCCAGAAAGAGTGAGGGCAAATGCGAAATATATTGATCTTTTGAATTTTACTGGTGAGAAATCATCATTTGTTCATGCGTCATACAGGGAATGGAAAGAGAGAAGTAGGGATATTCGGGATTATTTCACCTTCTCTTTCGTCAGGAATCCCTGGGATTGGATGGTGTCACAGTATATTTTTTTAAAAAAAATATATTTGCGAAGGTTGGGGCACGAAAGGCAGGGGAAGCCCGCGGCCAAGGCAGCCTTTATTGAGCGGAGGGGTAGATTCATTGAAAAGCTTAATCAATTTGGGTTAGATTTTTTAGACTTCAGGCTTGACCCGAAAAGCTTAACCTTCGAGAAGTATGTTGAGGCGTATTTTGCAAATGATCCTTTTGACAAAACACAATCTAGCTTCCTAAGGGATGAATCAGGGGAAATTGCTGTAGACTTTATTGGTAAATTCGAGTCGCTTCAGGACGACTGGAATGAGGTTGCAAATAAGATTGGTTTGAGTCCTGTCAATCTAGAGCAAACCAATACATCCGCAGGAAGGGGGCGGTATCAGGACTATTACAAGTCGGAAGAAATAAAAAAAATTGTCAGCGATGGACTTTCGGAGGATATTAGGCAATTTGGGTATGAATTCGGAAAGTAGTAAGTGCAAGGTATGTAACGCAGAATTTGACTCCCAGAGGGCGGTGCATGCACATATAAAGAGTCACGATTTATTTTTGGCAGATTATTACTGCAAATATTACCCTAGGCATAATTTACTTACTGGAGAGCAGTTACCGTTTAAGGATAAGGAGGATTATTTTGTAAAAGGTTTTGCTAATAGGGTTCAATTGAGTGAGTGGGCTAGAAGCGCAAAAAGGGAAGACGTAAAAGAATATTTATTAAAGCAACTAGAAAATAGAATACACAAGAAAAATCTAGTGCGGGCGCCTGGCCACTTGGAGCTAGAGTTATATAACCTACCCTCTATAGATCTATATAAAAGGTTTTTCGGCACATATTCTAGGGCATGTAAGGAATTAAATATTAAGCCTTTATTTTACAAAAACATAACTGATGACTTTTTTACAGATGACCCCAGCATTTCCCAGATTGAGGTTGTTGTTGACACTCGAGAACAGAAGCCTTTGGATTTCGTTAACCCTAGGGTCATGAAATTAGATTTCGGGGATTACACCACGACTGGAGAGAATTATACAAAAACTTTTGTAGATCGAAAAAGCGAGTCCGACTTTAAATCCACGATGTCCACTGGATTCGATAGATTCAAAAGAGAGCTTGAACGAGCAAAGGACTTCAACTCTTACTTATATATTATAACTGAGAGCAGTATAGAAAAAATAAAAAGGAATAATAACTATGGCGCTCATAAATCTAAATTAGATTATATTTGGCACAATATGCGGGTGCTTACTCATGAATTCGCGGACACGTGCCAATTTATATTTGCCGATAATAGGACGGCTTCAAAAAAAATTATTTTAAAACTTTTAACAAGTGGCGATAATCTATGGAACGCGGACATGCAATATTTTATAGATCAAAGAAATGAATTCCAATAAAAAAGGCAAATCTTGGGAGCTTGAGGCGGCCCATTTGCTCCAAGAGCATTTTGGGGGGAAGTTTAGTCGAGTACCTCGCTCTGGGGGCATGTTTGGCGGAAAGAATGTAAAAAATGCAGCGGGGGAACGGTCGGATGTTAAGGAAATAATGTCGGGAGATATAATCACCCCAGTCAGGTTCCCTTTTTCTGTAGAGACTAAAAGCTATGGTTCTTTTGATTTTTCGAAATTATATAAAGGAGAGTCTAAGATTTTAAATAAGTGGATATCTCAAGCGGATTCTGACTCGCAACTTTCAGATAAGGAACTTCTTGTATTAATGAAATTTAATCATAAGGGAGCATACGCAGTCTTCGGGAGATATGGGCGCCTGAAGGACCTGGACAGAATGAGTCTATTTGATAATTTCACCTTATACAAGGAGCACTATATCATTACTTCAATTGAGGAATTTCTAAAGCAAATAAAAGATTTATGAAAAAATACGTAGTTACGGGGGGAGCTGGCTTTATCGGTAGTAATTTAGTTGACCATTTAATAGCTAAGGGGGACGAGGTTGTAGTTGTCGATTCCTTGGTTTGCGGAAATGAAAAAAATGTCAATCCGAAAGCTCAGTTTGTTTTGGCTGATTTATATGGGTGCAGGACAGAGGGTAGCACCTCCTCCCTGCGGGCTTTTACGGACAAGGTATTGGGCGCAGCGGAGGGTAGTGATGGTATATTTCACATGGCTGCCCTAGCTAGGGTTCAGCCGTCCATAGATAACCCCACGAAGTTTAACGATGCAAACGTATGTGCAACTTTAAATGTATTAAACATCGCAAGGGAGCTAGATGTAAAAAGAGTGGTTTACAGCGCTTCTTCTTCCGCATACGGTAATGCTTCAATATACCCCACTCCAGAAGACTCCCCGCTTGACCCGTTGAGTCCATACGGATTACAGAAACAAATCGGCGAACAGTACTGTAGGGTGTTCCATCATTGCTATGGCCTAGAATCCGTTTCTCTTAGGTATTTTAACGTCTTTGGGGAGAGACAGTCGCTGGAGGGAGCGTATAGGTTGGTTATGGGTATTTTCGCTAAACAATTACTAGAAGGAAAGCCAATGACAATAACTGGAGATGGAGAGCAGAGGAGGGACTTCACTTATGTTGGTGATGTAGCTAGGGCTAATATTTTGGCAATGGAGTCGAAAAACGTAGGAAAGGGGGAGGTTATTAATATAGGTAATGGGGAGAATCGATCAGTCAATCAGTTGGCAGATCTTATGGGCGGCCCTAGGGTTTATATAGATCCAGTGATAGAGCCAAGAGAAACGCTTGCTGACAATACGAAGGCAAGAAAGCTTTTGGGCTGGGAGCCAAGTACAACAATAGAGGATTGGATTCCAAAATACAAAAAAGCTTTGAGGCTTTAAGACATTATGACATGGGAACAAGGCAATCAACCATCATACAAACAAGATGGGGATATAAATCAACAAATTCTTAATCTAGAGGGTAGTCTAGAGGAGGCTGAAGCGAAATATTATCTTTATAAGTTTTTAAAAGAGAATACTACGTTTAGTACTCAATTATTAACTGGTGTTGAATTATTTCCTTTTCAACATTTAGCCATCAAGGCTATGTTTGAAACAGATTACTTCTTAGGGGTATGGGGAAGAGGAATGAGTAAATCTTTCACTACTGGTTTGTTTGCACTAATGGATGCTATATACAATCAGGGAGTTGAGATAGGTATTTTATCTAAATCTTTTAGACAGGCAAAAATGATTTTTAGAAAAATGGAAGACATTGCCTCTAAACCTGATGCTAAATACCTTAACCAATGCATTACTAAAATTACTAAAAGTAACGATGAATGGTTAATGCAAATCGGGAGCAGCAACATCCGAGCCTTGCCCCTGGGAGACGGAAGTAAGTTGCGGGGGTTCAGGTTTCACAGAATTATCATAGACGAGTTTCTTTTGATGCCAGAAAGGATCTACAACGAGATTATAGTCCCGTTCCTTTCTGTAGTGGAGAATCCACAGCAAAGACAAAAGATATTTGAGCTGGAAAATAGGTTAATTAAGCAAGGGAGAATGGAAGAAAAGGATAGGTATATCTGGCCGAACAATAAATTAATAATGCTCAGTTCCGCATCGTACAAGTTCGAGTATCTTTACAAGTTATACGAAACGTTTCAAAACCTGATACTAGACGAAAGGGTCGAGAGAGGGCCCTCTGACGCAAAGAGGGCAATTATGCACTTTAGTTACGATCAGGCTCCAGAGAAGCTATACGACCAGAATCTAGTAGCCCAAGCAAGGCAAACTATGAGCCATAGTCAGTTCGCTAGAGAATTCGAGAGCGTGTTCACGGATGACAGTAGTGGGTATTTTAAGACATCAAAAATGGCAGAATGTACCGTCCCAGATGGAGAGACTCCCTCCGTCGAGCTTGCGGGAGAAAAAGGGGCAAAATATATTCTTTCTTTTGACCCCAGTTGGTCAGAGAGCGAGGGGAGTGACGACTTTGCAATGCTGATATTAAAGTTAAATGAAGAGACTGGCAAGCATACGCTAGTGCATGGCTATGCGATGGCGGGAACAAGACTAAAGGATCATATAAATTATTTTCATTATTTAATTTCGCATTTTAACATAGTAATGATTATTGGGGATTATAATGGAGGAGTTCAGTTTATTAATGCCGTAAACGAAAGCAAGGTATTCAAGGATAAAAAAATCAAAATCAAGCTACTTGAGCAATCTTTCGATAAGGCAGAAGATTACAAGAAGGACTTAATTCAGACAAAAAGAGTGTACGATCCGAAGGATTATAGTTATTGTATTTTACGCAAGCCCACTTCTGATTGGATAAGAAAGGCAAATGAGCTCTTACAGTCTTGCATCGATCACAAGAAGATATGGTTTGCGTCTAGAGCTGTGGATGATTGCTATTTGGATCAAAAATCAAAAAAAATACCAATTAAGGGATTGAAATTTATCGGAGGTCTGGACCAGGAAGAGAGGAATGCTGGAGCCAAAATGATTGATCTCGTGGAACACTTATCCGACAACATAAATTCAACGAAGGGCCAATGCGCGTTAATCCAGGTATACACCTCCCCTCAGGGGCATCAGACATTTGGCTTACCTCCCGAATTAAGAAAATCCACTGGGCCCAATAAGGCAAGAAAGGATAGTTATTCCGCAATAGTATTAG